TTGTCTCCGCACGGGCATGTGCGCGGACGCTCTGACAGGAGGCAACTGATGTCTAGCAAGAACGACCCTGACGTGATGGAAGCCAAGCTGCGCTACTTTATCGGCGTGGCTCTGACCGTGATCCTCGGCGGCACCATCTTCGTGATCCTCTACTCGCTGGTCTTCGTGACCCAGCCTCTAGGCGAAAGCTCTGAGAACGATCGCAAGTTCTTTGAGCTTCTCACCCCGATTGCCAGCTTCATCGTCGGCGCTCTCGGCGGCGTGATGGCAGCAGGTAATGGCAAGCAACGCGGTGGCAACGATGAGCCGCCAACACAGGAGTACACCGAATGATGAACTTTGGAGACGCGCTTGCCGCGCTGAAGGACGGAAAGCGTGTTGCTCGCTCCGGCTGGAACGGCAAGGGGCTGTGGCTTGAGTTGCAGAGACCCGACGCGCACAGCAAAATGACACTGCCCTACGTTTACTTGAACTATCCTGCTGATGCCGCCAACACTCCCGGCGCGCGGGTTCCGTGGTTGGCCTCGCAGACAGACATGCTTGGCGAAGATTGGGGGATTGTGGAATGATCGGACGCATGGTTGGAATGCTCATTGGCCGCAAGGCGAAGGAGAAGGTGGTCGATGCTGTGCTGGACAAGGTGAACCTGCCTGACCCGGTAGAGAACGCAATCAAGGTTGCAGCCACGGGCAACGTCGGCGATCTTCTCGGCAGCATGGGCAAGGACATGGCGCAAGAGGCTGTGCTTGGCGCGGTCCTGAAGAAGAAGCCGAAGAAATGAAGTGGCTGGCCCTGCTCCTGCTGACGGCTGCGCCTGCCCATGCTTATGAAATTACCCGCATCATTGACGGCGATACCGTGGAGATTGCGGTGGATTTTCTTCCGTCGCCCCTGCCGCCCAAGCTGTCAATCCGGGTTATTGGCATCGACACCCCAGAGAAAGCACCTCGCGCTCAATGCGACGCGGAAGCAGCCTTGGCCAAAAAGGCCAGCGCCTTTACAAAAGACGCGGTCGCCAATGCGCTTGAGGTCGATGTCAAGATCTTGAAGTGGGACAAGTACGGTGGCCGTGTGCTGGGCGAGGTCTACCTTGACCACCAGAGCCTAGCCCAAAGCCTGATCTCTGCGGGCCTTGCCCGTCCATACAAAGGCGACGCCAAGCAGTCTTGGTGCGAATAGGAGAATGTGAATGAGCCTGATTACCGAAGCCCAACTGGCTGTGATGATCCCGACGAATAAAGAAGTCGGCGAATGGTGCGCCGCTCTGAATGAGATGCTGCCCAAGTATGGCATCACGACCGACAAGCGGATCGCGGGCTTCATCGCCCAGTGCGCCCATGAGAGCATGGACTTCCGCGTCTTGCAGGAGAACCTCAACTACAAGGAGGCCACCCTCCTGAAGGTCTTCCCGCGCTACTTCGGCCCCGGCAAAGAGAATGCCGCCGAGTATGCAGGCAAGCCCGAGAAGATCGCCAACTACGTTTACATGGACAAGAACCGCTCCAAGGGCGGCGCACTTGGCAATGTGAATGACGGCGACGGGTGGTTATTTTCTGGAAAAGGTCTGAAGCAGGTTACTGGCCGTGCAAATACGACTGCATTCGGCAAGACCGTCGGCATGACCGCCGAGGAAGCCGCTGCCTACCTCCTGACCAAGAAGGGCGCACTTGAAAGCGCACTGTGGTTCTGGGGCAGCCGCAACCTCAATGAGGTCGCGGACACGGGCGACCAAGTGCGGCTGACCAAGATCATTAACGGGGGCGACATCGGCCTATCTGACCGCCAACAACGCTATGCGAAGGCGATGGCGGCGTTGGGTGGCAAGATCGACACCAGTGCGCCTGTGACCACTGCCGTCTCTGAGACTCTGCGGAAAGGTTCCAAGGGTGATCTGGTCAAAAAGCTGCAAGCTGCCCTTGGCATTGGCGCAGATGGTGACTTCGGCCAAGGCACAGAAAACGCCCTGAAGAAGTGGCAGGACCGAAACGGCCTTGTCGCAGACGGCGTGGCTGGCCCTAAGACATTGGCGAAGTTGCTCGCATGATGTAGTATGCGCGCAACAGGAGATTGCCATGCCTCTTATCCCGCTACAGCTTCCGCCCGGCGTTTACCGTAACGGCACCGACTTGCAGGCCGCAAGCCGCTGGCGTGATGCCTCACTGGTGCGGTGGACAGACGGCACGATGCAGCCCGTTGGTGGCTGGCTAACCCGTGCAACGATGACGAACCAGCCGTTGCGCGGGGCTGTGGCATGGCGAGACCTAAGCGGCGACCGCTGGTATGCGGCAGGCACCTATGCGGGCCTGTTCGTCGGCAATGCGAGCAACACCATATACAACATCACGCCAACGTCCTACACGGCTGGTGAAAAAGATGCCTCCTTCAACGCTGGCTACGGCGGCGGCTTCTACGGCACGGCGGCTTACGGCATCCCGCGTCCTGACATCGGAACCTACGATCCAGCGACCACTTGGTCCTTGGATAACTGGGGCGAATACCTTGTAGCCTGTAGCGACAGTGACGGTCGCCTTGTCGAGTGGCAGTTGGACACGGCAGCCGATGCCGTCGTCATCACAAACGCGCCCACGTCGTGCATCGGCTTGGTCGTGACCGAGGAGCGGTTCCTCTTTGCCCTCGGGGCTGGCGGCAATGGTCGCAAGGTTCAGTGGTGCGACCGCGAGGCCAACACGGTTTGGACGCCTTCCGCCACAAATGAAGCTGGCGACATCGAACTGCAAACCAGCGGCCAAATCATGCTTGGCATCCGCACGCGCGGGCAAACCTTGATCCTGACCGATCAGGACGCCCACACGGCAACCTATCAGGGGCCTCCGTTTGTGTACGGCTTTGAGCGTGTCGGCTCATCCTGCGGAGCTTCCTCGCGCCTGTGTGCGGCTGCCGTGGACGCTGGCGTCTTCTGGATGGGGTCTCGCGGCTTTTTTGTTTACGCTGGCGGTGCCGTGCGCGAGGTTCCCTGCGAGGTTTCGGACTACGTTTTCTCCGACATCAACAGCACGCAGCGGTCTAAAATTGCTGCGGTTGCGAACGCCAAGTTTTCGGAGATTTGGTGGTTTTACGCCTCAGCCAGCAGCATCGAAAACGACAGATATGTCGTTTTCAACTACAAGGAAAACCACTGGTCCACGGGTGCCATTTCGCGCACAAGCGGCGTTGACGCTGGCGTCTTCAACACGCCGATTTGGATGGGTGCTGACGGCAAGGCGATCAACCACGAAATCGGCAACTTTATGGACGGCGTGGCACCTTATGCCGAAAGCGGCCCGATGCAGCTTGGCGCAGGCGATAACATCTTGGCCGCCGTCGAGTTTATCCCTGATGAGCGGACGCAAGGTCAGGCCACGGTGACGTTCAAGACACGGTTTTACCCCAACGACACCGAGCGCAGCTACGGGCCTTACAACATGGGCAACCCCACGAACGTGCGGTTCTCTGGGCGTCAGATTGCCATGCGGGTGACGGGCGACATCAACACCAACTGGCGCTGGGGTGTTCCCCGCATTGATGCCGTGCCGGGTGGCCGTCGATGAGGTTTGGCGTCCCACCAGTTGGCAATGACATTGCGACTTGGGCCAATGACTTGCGGCGCTGGCTGGCCCGGTCATGGGATAACCTGACATTTAGGGACCCGGCGGCCCCGGCCACGCAAAACGGCGTCCTGCTGTGGGATGCGGCTGGCGGGTATCCCGTCGTTTCGAAGGGCGACGAGTGGCGGCAGATCATTTTGGCCGACGGGTATGCTGTATTGGGCCAAGATGCTGACATCACGGCTGCGGCTGCTGACACGGCTTACAAGATCGCCTTGGATGACATCATCACCGAAGGCATCACGCTGACCGGATCGCCCCTGACCGATATCACATTTATCGAGGGCGGCTTGTACAAGCTGGCCTTTACGGCGCAGATCGCGAGTTCCACGTCCAGCACGGTGAACTTTCGGTTTTGGCCAAGGCTAAACGGCACAGATGTGACGGGTAGCACGATTGTCGCCAGCTTGCACAACAACGGCGCGACCATTGTGGTTTCTCGCACCGCGATTTTTAGCGTCAGCGCCAATGACGTGCTGAATGTGATGTGGGCCACGGATAGCACGAGCGGAACCTTGAAGGCGCACGCCGCAACGGCTTACGCACCGGCCTCGCCTTCGGTGACGCTGGTCATATCAAGGGTGCAGGCGTGACGCTTTTAGAATACTGCCGCAAGTGGATTGAAGATGCCTTGAAGTACAGCGGCGGCAGTCATGTTTTCGAGGATGTTGTGGACGGGATTACCAGTGGTCGTATGCAGCTTTGGCCCGCCGAAAGGGGGTGCGCTGTCACTGAGATTGTGGTATATCCTAAGAAACGTGTCCTGCACGTTTTCCTTGCCGGTGGTGAAATGGGGACGATCACAGACATGATCGACGCCGCAACTGAGTGGGGGAAGACACAGGGCTGCACTTCAATGACAATCGCTGGGCGACGTGGCTGGGAGCGAGTTCTTGCAAAGCACGGATACAAGCCTGTCATGACGGTTTTGGAGAGGAAGTTCGAATGAGCGGCGGCGGTAAAGGCGGATCAACGACAAGCACGGTGGAAGTCCCTGCTTTTCTTGAGAATGCAGCACGAAGCAATCTGGCCAAGGCAGACACGCTGTCGCGTATTGGCTACACGCCTTATTACGGCCCCGACGTAGCGGCCATGACGCCTTCGCAGATGGCGGCCATTCAAGGCACCAATACGGCGGCTTTGTCCTTCGGTTTGCCTTCGATGGCCGACCCGATGGCTGGAATGGGCCAGCCTTTGAGCTACGGCGGCATTCCTGCCTACTCATCTGGCGGCATGTATGACCAAGCATTGGCCGAATTGCAGCGTCGCCAACCCGGCCAATATAACGCCCTTCGCGCTCCCTTCATTGATCCAGTGACCGGCGCACAGCCTGCGGCCCCGTTTGGCTTTGGCGGCACTGGCCCCGGCGTTTTGGATATGGGCATGGCTGCGCCTTCGCCTGTTGTCGCGCCTGTTGTCCGCGATGGCGGCGGCGGTGGTGGCGGTGGCGGATCGATGTCGTCTGGCATGTCGGCTAGCGGTGGAACGGGCAGCTTCGGGCTTCCTGACCCAATGTCTGGCAGGGTTTCAAGCGTAGGCGGCTTCACCGGCATTCGTGACATGTTCGACGGCGGCGGCGCTGGACAATCCGGCACGACATTCTCGGGCGGCCCGCTTTCGGGCATCTTGAATACTGTTGGAGTGGCACCCGCAAAGCCTGCACCTGCACCCGCACCTGTTGCGGCACCAGCACGCACGGCACCATCGGTAAGCGTTGCCCAAAATCGCGCAGCGGATATTGCGTTAGCAAATAAAGCTAAGGAACAAGCTGATAGGGAGGCTGCCAACCGTGCGGCGGCGGCCAACAGAGTGGCTGACCGATCTCTGGCTGGCAAGGCCGCTGTCCAAGCTGCAAAAGAAGTCGGCAAGGCCCTGCAAGGCAACCGTGCCGCAGACAAAGCAATAGCAGGCAAGGCCAAGAGCCAAGCTAACAAAGCGGCCGCCTCAAAAGCCAAGAGCGAAGCGTCTCAAGGCAAGGGCGGCAAATCAGGCCCCTCTGGTGGCGGCAGCAAATCTGGCGGCGGCAGCAATAAGGGACGGAGATAATCATGGCAGGCGGTTCTAACCCTCAAAACGTGCAGGCCCCACAGCCGCAACCTTTCACGGCGGCCATGACCCCGGCCAGCGGCGGCAACGTATTCCAGCAGTCCGCACAGGGCTTGACTGGCGCAATGGGCGGCGCGCAGGCGGCGATGGGCTACCAGCCCCAAAACATAACCGCTCAAACGGCGGCTGGTGGCATCGGGACGTACATGAACCCGTACACGCAGCAAGTCATTGACGCCTCAATGGCAGATCTGGAGCGCCAGCGCCTGATGCAGCAAAACCAGCTTGGCGCACAGGCATCCGCTGCCCGCGCCTTCGGCGGTTCCCGGCAGGGCATTGCAGAGGCCGAAACAAATCGCGGCTTTGCACAGCAGGGCGGGCAGCTTGCAGCCCAGCTTCGCCAGCAAGGTTTCAACACTGCACTCGGCGCGTCTCAGCAGGACGTCGCCAATCAGATGCAGGCGGCACAGGCGAACCAGCAGGCCGGGCTGTCCGGGGCAAACCTACGCATGGCTGGTGCAGGCCAACTTGGCAACCTCGCTCAGCAGGGCTTCAATATGGGTCAGTCGATCCAGCAGCAGCAATTCCAGCAGGGTCAGGCCCAGCAGCTTATCAATCAGGCTCTCATCGACGCTGCCCGCGCACAATACAGCGGCTTCACCGGCGCGCCTGCGGCATCTCTGAGCCTGCCGTTGGCTGCCCTTGGTATTGCCGATATGGGCCAGCAGACGCAGACCGACCGGACCCGTCCGGGCCTGCTTAACTATCTGTCCGCTGGTTTGGGGCTGCTTTAATGGACATCCGCGACTACGCCATTTCTCAAGCTGAGAGATACAACATCCCGACGGATATTTTCCTGCGGATGATTGGCGTGGAAAGTTCGTGGAACCCGAATGCCGTTTCGCCAAAAGGTGCAAGCGGTCTTGGCCAGCTTATGCCGGGAACAGCCGCCGAATTGGGCGTAGACCCCAACGATCCCTATCAGAATATTGAGGGATCGGCCCGCTATCTGGCACAGCAATTCCAGAGCTTCGGCTCATGGCCGCTGGCCTTGGCAGCCTATAATGCAGGCCCCGGAGCGGTTCGCAAATACGGCGGCATCCCGCCCTTTGCTGAGACGCAAGCCTATGTGCCGAAAATCCTTGGCGGCGGTGGCGATATGCCTGTGACTGCCAGCGCAACGGGCAATGTAAGCGTTTCCATGTATGACGTGCCATTCCGCCCGGCCAAGATGGACGATCCTTTTGAGGGCATGGGTCTGCTGTCTCGCTTCGCTGCATCCCGTGGCATCGCGCAGGACGCGGAGGCATCGCCTGTTTCAAACCTTTGGAATATCTTAACACAGAAAGAAGACCCGCGTTTGGCTGCACTGGCCAAGCAGCGTGGCGGCTTCTTCGGGCTTTTGGGGGGCTAAATGGCTGATCCTATCACTCAACCGCAGCGCCAAGGCTTGCTCGGTGGCTTCTTCGGGCCGCAGGGTCGTGATACCCGCCAGCGCCTTGCGTTGGCCTTGGAGGGCATGACGCAGAACCCCAATCAGGCTCTGATCGGGCAAATTCAGACCGACATTCAGGGCCGTGAGACCGCACGTCAAAACAATGCCACAGCCGCTTGGCTGCGCTCACGCGGTCGTGATGATCTGGCGGCTGCCCTTGAAGCGGGCGCGTCTCCGCAAGCCGTGCTGGCGGAAGCTATTCGGCCTGCGGCTGGCCCCGAGCGCGGTGTCGTTGTTGGGAGAGATATTGTTGACCCAATCACTGGGAACATTATTTACAAAGGCCCGGAGCAAGAAGCCTTGATCCCTGCTGGTTTTGTCCAATTGGACATGCAAGCGCGTGCCGCTGGCTTTAAGCCGCAAAGTGAGGGTGGCGACGGTAGCTATGAGGAATTCATGGCTACTCGTGGTTCTGGTTTTGCAGCGGAGGCTACGGCTATCGGATCAGCACGCGGGGAAGCTACTGCGGCTGCGCCAGTTGACGTGGCCACCGCAGACGAAACTTTGCGGTTGATTTCTGAGCTTAGGTCTGATCCGGGCCTTGAGCTTGCAACTGGCGCATCGTCAGCCTTGAACATTGTACCCGGCACGCCCGGATATGACGTCCAGAACCGCGTCAACCAGCTTCTTAGCGGTGGCTTCTTGACGGCTATTGACCAGCTTCGTGGTATGGGATCGCTGTCCAACGCTGAAGGCCAGACCGCAACGCGTGCTATCAGCCGCATGGACACTGCAACCAGCACGCCAGCCTTCCTTGACGCTCTAGCTGATTATGAGGCCATCGTTCAGCTTGGCCGTGAGCGCGCACGCGGCCGATTGCAAAGCGGGACGCAGGCGGCTGCCACTCCCAGTGGTGTAACAGCCACGCCTGATCTTGGTTTGTCAACTGAAGACCTGCGCTATCTGGGGGTGGGAAGCAACTAATGGCATACACCGAAGCACAGCTTAAAGAGGCCGCACGCAAGGCTTATGCAGCCGGTGACACAGCGGCGGCAAAACGTTTGATCGATGCTGCGCGCAATGCTGCATCTTCTGCTCCGGTCGATCAAGGTCAAGCCATGCGCGACCGCATTGCAGCCGCTAGGGCTGGCACGCTGCAAATGCAGCCCGGATCGGCAGAAGCAGCCGCAGCCGCCAATGAGCAGGCTACCGCTATGATGCAGCCTGAGCGTACCTTCGGGCAGACTATCTACGAAAACGTGATCGGCAGCGGCGCGGTGGACACGCCCGGAGAACGGTTGGGTGAATTGATCCGTGGCGGTGGTGCTGCGGTTGCACGCGGCATTTCTGACGTTCCTGCCGTTCCTGCAAACCTTGCCCAACTCGCAACCACTGGTGTTGAATATGCTCTTGGCATGGAGCAACCGTCTATGGTGTCCCGTGGCCTTGCTGCGTTGCCGGAAACCCGCGAGATGCTTGCGTCTATCCCGGTGATCGGGCCGGAAAGCCGTTATGTCGCTCCGGGCCTGCTTGGCGAATACGTTTCAACAGCCGGAGAGTTTGCGGGCGGCGCTGGCGTTCTGGGCGGGCCAAGTGCGATGTTGCGTTACGGTGTGGCCCCCGGCGTTGCCAGCGAAGCCGCAGGTCAGGCCACCGAAGGCACTGCCCTTGAGCCTTACGCCAGAGCGGGTGCCGCGATTGGCACATCATTGCTTGCCTCTCGCCCCGGTGCCTTCGTCGGTGACAGCGAAGCCGCACGCATGGCAAACGTCCTGCGCGAAGCTGGTGTTGATGTCACGACCGGGCAAGGCACGGGTTCGCAGGCTTTGATGCGAATGGAGGGCCGCCTTCAGGCAACGGATGAGCAGCTTGCGGACTTTACCGCTGCCACCATGCGCCAGCTTGGAAGCACCGCTAAAACTGCAACTTCGACAAATCTTGCTACAACGCAGCGTGAGATCGTCAAGCAAATGGACGATGCTGTGAGCGGCGTGAACATCATTCCAACCCGCACGCAGGCTCAGGCTGCGGTGAAAGTGGCGACGGATTACATTGACCGCGTCCCGGCAGGTCAACTGACGCCACGCATTCGCGGTATTGCCAACGAAATCAAGGCATTGGCTTCAAGCGGCAAAGATGTTCCATTGTCGCGTCTCAAGGAGTGGCGCTCTGACATTGGCGATTTTACCGTCTCCTCAGACACTGCTACCAGAAATGCGGCGCACTCACTGCGAACCTTGATTGACGATATGACCGATCAGGCACTTACCGCCGCTGGCCGCGCTGACGATATTGCTGCGCTTGCAAAGGCCCGTGAGGCATATCGCAACTTTATCGGGGTTCGTGACGCAGCAACTCGGGGAACGGCAGAGGGTGGCATCCTGTCTCCGACGCAGCTTAATCAGTCCATGATCCGTGCCCAAGGCCGCGAGAACTATGCCGTTGGGCGCACGACGCCAATGACCGACTTCACTCGTTCTGCGGCGGCCACATTGCGCCCTGCCCCTGCTGTTTCGCCGGGTGGCGTGCGATCAATCTCTGAGGCTCTTCCAGCCGCACTTGGAACAGCTGGCGTTGGTGCGGCAATCGGCGCTGGCCTTGGCCCGTTTGCAGCCATCGCTGGAGGTGTCGGCGGCGCGCTTGCACCCGCACTCGGACAAATGGCTATGCGGTCTGCGCCTGTGCAGGCTATGCTGCGTAGTCCGGGAGCCGCAACCCTACAAGCAAGCCGCATCCTGCCCGGCCTTCTCGCACAATAACGGAGACACAGATGCAGCCGAAACGCCTGACGGACGACGAAATCCAGAACACCATCACAAGCTCCGTCCGCGAGGCCGTGGATTTCGTGGAAACGGAAATTGCGCCGGACCGCATCCGTTCGCAAAAATACTTCGACGGCAAGTCTGCGATTGAATACGAGGAAGGCAGATCGAAGGTTGTCGCGACCAAAGTGCGAGACACCATCCGCGCCATTAAGCCCGCCCTGATGCGGGTGTTCCTGCAATCCGACAAGCCGGTCGAGTTTGTCCCGACCACCCCACAGGCGGCAATGGGCGCAGATCAGGCGACCAAATATGCCAAGTATGTGTTCGAGCGCAACAACGGCTTCCGCATCCTGTCGGACGTATTCCACGACGCGCTTATCAAAAAGGTGGGCGTGGCCAAGGTCTATTACGACGAGGTGCCGAGCGTCGAGATTGACGAGTACACCGACCTTTCGCCCGAGCAAGTGGCACTGATCGAAGAAGACGAGGAGACCGAAATCCTTGAGCGCGAGGATACGGTCATCTCTGAGGCCATCATTGACGAGATGGGCATGGAAGTGCAGCCCCAGATCGCCTACTCGCGCCTGCGGGTTGCCCGCACCTCGGTCAAGGGCCAGATCAAAATCGAAAGCATTGCGCCGGAAGATTTCTTCGTGGACCGCACGGCTGTTCGTCTTGAGGACTGCTATGTCTGCGGCCACACCAGCGAAGCCCGCGTGGGCGATCTGGTGGCGATGGGCTTTGATTTCGAGACTGTCTACAATCTGGGCGGCTCTGCCGATGGCACCGTGGACGACGAGGAAGAACTTGCCCGTCGTGGCTGGGACGACATCGACGACAACGAAAACGCCGCCGATCCGTCGATGCGGAAGGTCCAGTTTACCGAAGCATACATGCGGATGGACATCGAAGGCACGGGCGTTCCCCGCCTCTACAAGTTCATCTGCGCTGGCAATGATTACGAAGTGCTGGATTACGAACTGTGCGACTACATCCCCTTCGCCATCTTTGAGGTTGACCCTGAGCCGCACACCTTCTTTGGCCGCTCTTTGGCCGAGATTGTTGAGGAAGATCAGGACGCATCGACTTCCCTTCTG